CAAACGGAGTTTTAGAGAGGAAATAATTTATGTCACAAATTGACAAAAGAATAAAAGTCAACACGATTATTGAAAATCAGTTACCTGAGTTTGTTCTCTCTGATTTTCCAAATGTTTCAGAATTTTTCAAACAATATTATATCTCACAAGAATTTCAAGGAGGTTCTGGTGATTTAATTAATAATTTTGATCAATATCTTAAAGTTGATAATCTTGTTCCTGAAGTTGTAGTTGGTGTTACTACAATTACTTCATCAGTTGATGTTACCGATAAAACCATTAATGTTTCTAGCACTAAGGGTTTTCCTAAAGAATATGGACTATTAAAAATTGATGATGAAATAATTTCATATACTGGAATAACAGAAAATTCATTCACTGGTTGTATTCGTGGATTTAGTGGTATCACAGGTTATAATGTTGGTGTGTCTTCATCATTACTAGAGGTTAATAAAGAAAAATTAAAATTTGAAGAAACATCAGCGGCTAGTCACGATAATAATTCATCAGTTACAAATTTATCTGTATTATTCATACAAGAATTTTTTAAAAAACTCAAAAAAACATTTTTGCCTGGTTTAGAAAAAAATGATTTTACAGAAACACTTGATGTTGGTAATTTTATTAAATTTGCAAGATCATTTTACCAATCAAAAGGTGTTGAAGAATCAATAAGAATATTATTTAAAGTATTATATGGTGTTGAAGCAAAAATATTAGACTTAGAAAATAATTTAATTAAACCATCAAGTTCAGAATTTATAAGAAGAGAAGTTATAGTTGCAGATGTCGTAACTCCTGGTGGTTTACCACAAAATTTAATTGGTCAAACAATCTTTAAATCTGACGATCTTAATACAAATGCATCTGTCTCTGAAGTTGAAATATTTACAAGAGATGGAAAAACTTTCTTCAAAATGTCCTTATTTGTAGGATTTAGTGATAGGGATTTAATACAAGGTGTATTTACTATTCCAGGCAGAACAAAAGCATTAGATGCCTCATCTGTAAATTCCTCAGTTATATCTGTTGACTCAACAGTAGGTTTTGGTACTACAGGAACTATTATTAGTGGATCAAATACAATAAATTATACTTCTAAATCTGTTAATCAATTTTTTGGATGCACTGGTATTAATCAAGAAATAAAAAAAGCAGATAATATAAGAGCAAATGAAACTATTTTTGGTTATGAAAATGGAGATTTATCGAAAAGAGTTGATTTAAGAGTCACTGGAGTATTATCCGAGTTAGTTGAAGTGTCTGATATTAAATTAGTATCAGAGGGTGAGAATATATTTTCTAAGAATGTTGGTGAAAAAATATTTAATAATGGTTTTACCTATAAACAAATATTTGCTAATTCTTGGAAATACAATACTAGTTCAAGATTTAAGATTGAAAATGACGCAGATCCATTCATTTTGAAAACTAAAATTGATAAATCATCTATTAAAAAAGATGATTTATTTGAACTTCTAAGAAGAAATAGTCAGGAAGTTCAAGCGACCTTTACAGTTAAAGATGTTAATAATGATAATTCAATTAATATAACTGGATTATCGACTATTACTGGAAAACAAGGTTTAATAAGTGGTCAAGAGTATGATATTCGTCGTGTAATAGAGAAGGCAAGTAGTAGTGGTATAGAATTAGATGAGGGAGATGATAAAATCATAGCAAACGTACTAAACGTTTATACAGATGGTGATACAGATGGTTATGTTGCTTCTAATTCATTACCTGATTATGATATCAGCACTAATATAATTAAAGAGTCTTTCTTGGGTGTTGGTACAACTGTTTTAGAGGGATCTTCAGGAAATCGATTTAATTTTATTAATTTTTCGGTTACTGCAAAAGACAGTAATAATCAACCAAGAGATATTAATTTTATTCAGGGTGATGCGGTTGTTTATTTACCTGATGGAGATCCTATTGTTGGATTAGACTCGGGTAGAGTTTATTTTGTTGATCCTCAACCAGTTCCTGCTGGTCAAAAAGTCACAAGTCTTGCATTTTATAATTCAAGAAGTCAAATTGGAACTGCAAGCACAGTGCAGTTAGAAGTAGGGTTATCAAATACAACTAATCATAATTTTATATTACAAAAACACTCAAATAGAAAATTAAGTGCAAATAAAATATTACGTAAGATACCATTATCACAGAATTTATTTGTAGCATCTAAACAAGAGAGACCATTTAATGATATTGGTATATTAATTGATGGTGTACAAATACAATCTCCATATTCAGAAGATATAATTTATTATGGACCAATCGATCAAGTTAATTTACAAAATGGTGGATCAGGTTATGATGTTGTAAATCCTCCTGTTATTCAGGTAGAAACAGGTGTTGGAACAACTGCTTTAGTTGAACCAATCATAGAGGGGAGTGTTAAAAAAATATTTGTCGATCCTCAAGACTTTGATATTGAGTCAGTTACCAATATATCATTGACAGGTGGTAATGGATCTGGTTGTTTGCTTAAACCTATTTTAGGTGCAAGATTTAGAGATTTATTTTTTGATAGTAGAAATTTATTTTTTGGTGGTAGTTTAGATATAGATGATGAAACAATAACTTTTGATGATAATCATAATTTAGCAAATGGTCAAAAATTATTTTATAGAAATGAAGGAAATCCTTCATTAGGAATAGGTACTGCATATGAGGTTACTAATAAAATAAATGGTACATTATCTGATGGAGACCCTTATTTTGTTAGAGTAGTTAATCCTAGAACAATAAGAATTTTTAATACAGAAAGTGATGCTTTATCTGGTATAGCAGGTATCAATACAATCGGTATAGCAACTGATACACAATCTGCAGGTATTCATAAATTTAGAACTGAGTCTGTAAACACCTTATTAGATGTCAAAGTTTTAAATTCTGGTTCTGGATATCAACATCGAAAATTAAGAGTAAATCCAGCTGGAATATCAACTACCTATGATACAATTAATTTTGAAAATCATGGATTTAATCATGGAGATGTTATTGAATATTCTCCAACTGTAGGATTGGGATCAACTACACCAAAAAATATTCAAGGATTATCTACAACCACATCTTATCGTGTTTTGAAAATAGACGATAATTCATTCAAACTAGCATCAAGTGAAGATAATTTTAACAGAGGTGAATTTGTTGGATTAGGATCAACTGGTACAGGTTATCAAACATTTACATATCCTGAAATTAAAGTGAATGTCCAGGTAACTTATGGAACTAATGTTACAGGAACAATCAATATAACACCATTAGTAACTGGAAATATTATTGGTTCATACCTATATGAAAAAGGAACTGATTATGGATCAACTATATTAAATCATCAAGTTAATCCAAAGATTGAAATACTTAATGGTAAAAATGCAGAATTAAGACCAATAATTGTAAATGGAAAAATATCGGATGTTATTGTAGCAAACCAAGGGTCTGAATATAATTCACTACCAGATATTAATGTAATATCAACTGGAGAGGGTACAGGAGCGATTGTAAGACCTGTAATTACGAATGGACAGATAACAGATGCAATCGTAATTAATGCTGGTATAGGATACAGTAGTCTTACTACAAGAGTAGAGGTTACATCTTCAGGTATCAATGCTAAATTTCAGGCAAGAGTACGTGGTTTAAATGTTAATAATAATCAAAGATATGGAGATACTAATTTAGAGCAAAAAACATCTAAACTAGCATTCAACTTACTTGGTTACTCACAGGATACTGTAAAAATCTTTGAACCTGATACCTTTAGTTTGAAACCAAATGATGAATTTGATAAAGTAGAAAAACATTCACCAATAATTGGATGGGCGTATGATGGAAATCCAATATATGGTCCATTTGGTTATAAAGATCCAAGTAATATTAATTCTGATCTCGTTATCATTAAATCATCTTATAAAAAAGATCAAACCAAGGTTTTTAACAGACCTACACAGTTTGCTGAAGGGTTCTTTGTAAATGATTACATATATGATAATAGTGGTGATTTGGATATTCATAATGGTAGATTTTGTAAAACACCTGAATTTCCAAATGGTATCTATGCATATTTTGCAACTGTTGAAATAGGATCTTCATCTAACAAATTAGAATCAATTTATCCTTACTTTATAGGTAATACATATAGATCTCCTTTTATTAATGATAATATATCATTAGATCAAAATTTTGATTTTAATAATTCTAATTTGATTAGAAATACATATCCTTATAATGTAAGTGAAAAATTTGCTGATAATGATTTTATTATTGAATCATATGAAGAAATAAAGCAAATTACAAATGTAGAATCAGTTCATAGTGGAATAATTGATAATATTGTAATATTAGATGGTGGTACTGGTTATAAAGTTGGAGATCTTACTGAATTTGATAATTCAGAAACAGAAGGTTCTGGATTTAATGCAGAGGTTTCTGATATTGTTGGTATTGGAATATCTAAGATAGAAACTTCATTAAGTTCATTTAATAATGCAGTATTTGTTTGGAATTCTGATAAAGAAGTTCAAGTTAATTATCTACCATTTGTAGAAATAGATAATCAAGATGCGGTTGTTATCTCTGGACTAAGTACAACCATAGTTAATTTAACAGGGTCATTTAATGCTGGATTATCAACAGTATCTGTTGGATTAGCAAAATCAATGGAAGTTGGTAATGTAAATGGTATTGTACAAGATATATTTGTTAATGAAATACCAAATAACATTTCAATTGGTGGATCATTAAGAATTGGTGAAGGAAATAATAGAGAAACACTAAAAGTTCTTAATATTTTCAATAGAAATAAGGCGATAAGAGTGTTCAGAAATTCAGGAATTGCTCATACTTTTGGTTCTAGTGTTGATTCATTAACTAATAGTTTTACTGTACCTGTTAGAACAAAGAAATTTGAGTCTAGTAAAAATGATATTATATTCTTCAACGCTAAACAATCTGTGGGTGTTGGCACTACAGGTATTGGTCAAAGAGTAGATACATTCATAGGAGATCTTAAAACAGAAGTAGGTCTTGTACCAAGAACCATTCGCATTCCAAATCATCCATTTAAGACAGGACAAAAAGTCGGTTTATCAACATCTGATATTGCTGGTTCTAATTCACAATTTAATGTTTCACCAACTCCTTCTCCATCTGATACATTTACATTACCTTTCCAAGGAGAAACAACAACTGATGTGTTTATTATCAAAAAAGATGAAGATCACATAGGTATTGTTACAACATCTGCAGGTGTTGGTAATACAACTGAAGGTTTATTTTTCTTCAATAATGGAGGAGTAACAGGTGTTGGAACAAATTTATATAAACTTACAGCACAGAATGTACAAGTAACTGGTGATTTTGATAAAATCATAAGCACTGTCACAACAAAAGTTGCTGCTGCAGGAACTACTACACATAATCTTAAAAATGGTGATACTGTAGATATGACAGTTCTACCTAACATATCTGTAGGTATAGGCACAACAACACCAATTGATGTTAGATATAATTCAGAATTTGAAAAATTAATTATAAACCCTATTGATTTTACCTCAAGTGATGTAGAAACTAATCGTATTGATATTGAAGATCATGGATTTAAAACTGGTGATAAAGTTTTTTATGACGGTAATGCAACTGGTTTAGGAACTGGATCGTATTTTGTATATAAAATTAACGATAGATATTTCCAATTAGGTAAAACTCTGAAGGATGTTAGTGTTACTCCAGTAAACTTATTACCTATCACTGCTGGAACTGGTACTAATCAATCTATTGCACCAATAAACCCACAAATTAAAGTTGTAAAAAATCAAAAATTAACATTTGGGATTTCAAGCACTACTTTAGCAGGATTTGATTTTAAAATATACTATGACCAAAATTTAACTAATGAATATAATAGTTCTGTTGACTCTAATGATTTTAATGTAGTAGGAGTTGGAACAATTGGTATTGGTACTAATAATACTGATCCAGAGGGTGCAAGATTAAGTATAAAATTTACTAATTCTACACCAACAAAATTATATTATGGAATATCAAAGGGTGGGTTTATAAGCACAACTGATACAGATGTTGAAAATAATAATGAAATCTTATTTATTGATAGTGTTTATAATAGTAAATTTAAAATTTCTAATGTTACTGATGAAACATTTGATTTTTCACCTTTAGAACCAGAGTTTTTAAGATATGATGATACCGATTGTGATAAAATTGAATACTCAACATCATCAAAAAATGTTACAGGAACTATAAAAGATTTTAGAATTATTTCTTCTGGATTTAATTTCAAAAGAATTCCTAAATTTAAATCTATAAAAAGTAAAACTGGTGTAGATGCAAATATAAAAGTTTTATCAAATGATATTGGTAAGATTAAGAAAAGTAGAATTTTAGACATTGGTTATGAATATTCATCAGACAAAACACTAAGTCCAGAGGCATTTATACCTCCGATTGTTAATATTGATAATTTAGATGTCGTAACATCAGTAGATATTGTCAGTGGTGGATTAGATTATACAAGTGCTCCAGATTTATTAGTTTTTAATCCTGTTAAAAACATTGTCGTAAATAACAGTTCATTACAGGCTGTTGTACCAAATCAAACTATATCAGATGTTGAAGTAATTGCTCCCATTAATGGATTAGACTCGATACAACATAGAGTAGTTGCAATCAATAATTCTAATGGAGTTGGAATAAATTCTGTTGAAACCAGTCTTAGTGGAATTGTTACTTGTTACTTAGAAACACCAACTAATGGTTTTCCAACTGAACCTTTTGCAATAAATGATGAAGTATTTGTAGAGGGAATATTGCAAGTAGGTGAAGCAGGAATAGGAACACAAGGTGGTGTTGGTATAGGCACAACTACACTTGGAGATGGATTCAATTCAGAAAATTATAATTATCAGTTCTTTAAAGTAGTTGATTATTTAAATGCAAATCCTAGAGTCCTTAAATTTAGTATTGCTGGACTCTCAACTAATCCTGGTATTGCAAAAACTTTCCAATCTGGTTTTGCTATTTTAATCAATAAAGATAAGTATCCAGATATCAGACCCATTCAAAATAGAGGTCAATTTGATTTAGGCGAAAATCTTAATGTAAATAATGTACAAAGTGACTTATCAATTGTTGAAATAAGAGATGATTATGTAAAAGTTGATGGATTGACATTAATTAAAAAAACAGATCGTATCACTGGTAACATAAGTGGAACCTCCGCAGAAATTATTTCTTTAAATGAAAATAAAGCAAAATTCGATATTGATTTTTCAAGTAGACAAGAATATGGATGGTTGGATGATACTGGTAAATTAAGTGAAGATTATCAGGTAATACCAGATAATGATTACTATCAAAATTTATCTTATTCAATTAAAAGTCCTATTGTATGGGATCAATTAGTAAATCCTGTAAATCGTTTAGTTCACCCATCTGGATTGAAGAATTTTTCTGATACTGAGGTAAAAAATAATGTAAAAGTTGGAATCGGAACAACTATTAACACTGTATCAACTTTAATAATTGATTTGACCAATGATCCAAGAAGAGTTGATGCTACAAATAATTTTGATTTTGTTAAAGATTTTAATGTATTAGAAGATGCTAATAGTAATCTTAAATCTAAACAATTATTATTTTCAAATAAAACATTAACAGATTTCACAAGATGTATATCTAATCGTGTTTTAGTTCATGATGATATTTCTGACAAATTTTCAAGTGTTGGTTTTGCAAATGATGATACAATTTTGGATCAAGTAACAGCAGAATTAGGAAACTATTTGATACAAATCATAGATCCAGATACTAATGATGCACAATTCACTGAATTAGTTGTATTAACAGATCAAACTAAAATCATATTATTTGAAAAATCAACTGATTTTACTAACGTAAGACTCGGATCTTTTAAAACAGACATAACATCAGGAAATGTTAAAAATTTACTATTTGAACCTGTTGATAAATTTACAAAAGATCATGATTTAAAAATTCTTAAAATAAATCCTGATATTACTAAAACAAGTAATGCAACAAATATTATAGGTAATACAAAATTATTTGGTATTAATAAGATAGCACCTACTGGAGTTGGAAATGTAACTACAACAATCGCTGAATTTGCAAAAACAGATTTTAATGCTTGTTTTGCAACAGTGTATGTTGAAGATACGGTATCAAAAGATGTAAATTATAATGAAGTGATTATTGATTTTGATGGAACAAACACTTCACTATCACAAATTTATATTGATAAAAATTTAGCATCAAGTAATAGTGCGGTTGGTATCATAACTGCAAAGTTTGAAAATGATTTAATTAAATTACAAATAATAAACGATAGGGCAAATGATTTTGAGACACGTTCAAATATAGTTGGACTTGGAACAACGACTGTTGGAATTGGTACTTATAGATTTAATGCATTAGGACAACCAGCAGGTGCTGAAAGAAGTGCTAGATTACAATCAAATTATGATACTGGTACTAATTCTGTTATTACATATGCATCTATCTTTAAAGATTTTGATACAAGTGTAAAATCATTAGTTAGAGTTTCTTCTGGTCAAACATCAGCAGTGCATCAAATTATAACAATTCGTGATGATAATGATGTATTGACAGTGCAGTATCCATTTGTTTCAATTGGATCAACCTCTGGTATTGGAACTTTTGGTGGTGAAATTAATGGTAATAATATTGATCTTAAATTTTATCCAGACTCTAATTTTACATCACTTATTGAAGTTCAAGCATTTAATCAGATATTCTACACACAAAGTGATTTTGACAATACACCAAATGATCTTGTATATGGACCTGTTACTCAAAAACTTTTCTTAGATACATTTGATGGACTAGAGGGTAATAGAGCGAATAAAACAAAATTTGATCTTAAGTATAAAAATATACCAATTTATGAAAAATCATTTGTTCCATCTTCAACAACATCTACAGGTTTAGGTGTTAGTGAAACATTTAATATTCCAAATCATTTCTTTAGTACAAATGAACAATTAACATATACACCAGACTCAACATTTATTGGTACAGCAGCTACAGCGATATCAATTGGTGCAACAGCAAATGTTGCAGGAGTTGTTACAACTTTATTACCATCAACAGTTTATGCAAAAGTAACAGATGAAAATAATATTCAACTATTTTCTCGACCTGAATATGTTGCATCTGGACAACCTATAAACGTGACTGGATTTGGTGCTGGAAATGCACACAAATTGACAATGACAAAAGCACTCACTAAAACAATCATTGGATTAGATGGAGTCGTTCAACAACCGATAACATTTACAAAAATTGCTCATAATTTAGATGCAAATATTGGTGCTGGAACTTCACAATTTGTTTTAAGTGGTATAAGTTCAATTAATCCTACTGATATTTTAAAAGTAAATGATGAATTTATGGCGATTGAAAGTGTTGGTTTTGCAAGTTTACCTCAAGGCACTATTAATGATGCAACTGATGTTTCTCTCGGAATTAGCACATTACCTGTGGTTAAAGTTAAGAGAGGAGTTCTAGGAATTCCTGCCAGTTCACATTCACAAAATGATGAAGCGAGAATACATAGAGGCTCATTCAATATTATCGGAAGCACTGTTCATTTTATAGAACCACCTAAAGGAAACCAAAGATCAAGAAGAGCAGATACAAATTTACCATTTGTCAAAGCAACTTTTAGTGGTAGAACATTCTTAAGATCAAATTATACAACAAATATGTTGTTTGATGATGTTTCTGATGACTTTACTGGTATAGGTAAAACATATTCATTAACAGTAGGTGGTGCTAATACTTCCGCTGGTATAGGTTTAGGTAATGGTGTGTTATTCATTAATGGAATATTCCAACAACCATCAACATCTAATAATCCAAATGGTAATTATAATATCATAGCAGATACAACTGCTGGTATTTCGACTGTACAATTTACAGGAATTACATCAGCAGATGGACAATTTATTATCTCTGAATTTGATATAAATCAAAACCAAGTGCCCAGAGGTGGTATCATTGTATCACTTGCATCAACACCAGGTCTTGGATATGCTCCTCTGGTTGGTGCAAAGGCATCATTATTTAAGAATGCTGATGGTGGAATTACTGATGTAGTTGGTATTGGGACAACATCTGGAATTAGTTTAGGAATCCAAACTGCTTCTTATGATAATATCACTGGAATTATAACAGTTACAACAGAGAAAGTTCACGGTTTTGCACCAAATAGACCAAGCACAGTACATTTAAAAGATCTGGAATTTAGTTGTGTTGGATACAGTGGTGTTACCACAACAATATTCCAAGATCATGAAAGACCGTTATTCTTAACAGGAATAGTTTCTGAAAGATCATTTGAAGTACAAGCAGGACCAAGCACTATCGCCCATACTTATGAGGGTGGTGGTAATGCCATAGAGTTCTTCTCAAATAATACTTTTGGATCAGGATATCGTGGAACAACAGTTTCTATTGGTGTAACAGATATTGCTTATGAACATAGATTTGTAAGTGCAGGTATTGGATCTATAAAATTAGGTAATTTTAACGGTTCTTCCTATACAGCAACTAATGCAGAATATATTTCTCATACAGGTAATTTAATATTAACAATACCAAATCATAATTTAACTACCAGTAACAAAATTGGTATTGATACTGGCGGAATTGTGTTTAAATGCTCTAAGGATAATTTCTTTGGAAACCACCCATATCCAAGATCAGTATCAATCACAAGTAATCCTAATGGAGATCCCATCGCTGGTATCGTTACTGATATAACATCTACAACAACAAATACAGTAACAATTTTTGTTGGACAAGGCGGTGGTGGTGGAACAGGTGCAAATATAACTGCAACTGTTGGTCTTGGAGGAACTTTAGCATTCAATATTGTCTCCGCTGGTACAAGTTATGTTAATCCTGAACTGATTATTCCAGAACCAATCTATGAAAATCTTGAGGTTGAAGGATTATCAAGAATAGGTATTGGCACTACAACTGATACAGGTGTAAACTTACTTGTTGATGTTGAGGTTGGTGCATCATCTACAACAGTTGGTATTGGTTCTACATTATTTGAAATAAGTAAATTCAAAATTTCTAGACCAGGTCACTCATTTAAGAGGGGAGATAAATTCAGACCAGTAGGATTAGTAACTGCTGCACATTTAACTGAACCAATACAAGAATTTGAATTAGAAGTAATTGATACCTTTAGAGATAAATTCTCATCTTGGCAATTTGGTGAAATTGATTATATTGATGATATTAAGAATTTACAAGATGGATCAAGAGTTAGGTTCCCATTATTCTTTAACGGACAAATTCTAAGTTTTGAAAAAGACGACACAAATACTCAATCACAATTAATTGATCTTGATGCTGTTTTACTCATCTTTGTAAATGGTGTATTACAACAACCTGGCATTTCATATCAATTTGAGGGTGGATCCACTTTCACATTTAAAGAACCACCAAGTCCAGAGTCAGGTCCTGATCTAAACGATCATGATCATGTAGATATTTTCTTCTATAAAGGACAAGATGGGGTTGATGTTGAAATTAAAGATATTCAAGAAGAAATAAAAACAGGTGATCAATTTAGAGTATTAAGAAATGATGCTATTGGTATATCAACTCTTGGTGATAATTCAACTCAAGAAAACAATCGTGTTGTCAAACAAATATTAGGTGCAGATCAAGTAGAAACTGACGTATATACAGGTCGTGGAATTAATCTGAATGATGAAAAACCTGTAAGATTTGAAAAACAAAAGGTAGATATTATAATCAATGGAGAGATAATACCAAAAACAAGATCATCCCTTGAACCACAAATTTACCCAACTGCAAAAATAATTGGTGATTTAACAACAACAAATGGTCCAGGCACAGGAAATGATGATGGTATTTTCGTTGATGATGCTACATCATTCCTATTTGAAAAAGATAGGTATAATCAATCAACTGATAATCTAGTTGATGCACTCATATCAAATGGTGAGACTACTAATGTAGGTGCAGCAGCAACAGCGATAGTCAGTGCTACAGGTACTATTACGGATTTAGATATTACAGAGGCAGGATCAGGTTATAGTGGCACAGTTAGTGTTAAGATAAGCAGTCCTCCTGAAGTTGGAGTCGGTATTGGAACAACTGCAACAGCAACAATTAATGTAGTCAATGGATCAATTGATAGTACTGTAACAATAACTGATGCAGGTTTTGGATATTCACAATCAAATCCACCACAAGTTATCATAGAAGATCCTATATTTGAAACTGAAAAAATTACAAGTATTCAAAATGTTCAAGGTTTTACTGGTATAATTACAGGCATTCAACAGGTAAATAGAAATGGTTCTAATCCATCTGCACTTAAATTATTCTATTATGCAGTTACCAAAAATAAAAATAACCAATATGCCATTCAAGACACACCAAATCTTCTTAAGCAAGGATATCCAATTTTTGTCAATAAAACATCAGTAGGAAATGGAACAAAATCAGTATTTGGTACAAATGCAGGTGGAACAGTCGGTATTGGAACTGAATTCCTTGATAATGTTTACATTGTTCAATTCCCACCAGATCAAAATGGTGCAATCGGTATAGTAACTGTTCATCTCCACACAGATAGTAATGCTTCAATAGCAGGTATTAATACAGAAGGTTTCTTTGATCCTGGAAATATTGGACTTACAACCTCTGTTGGTGAGTTCCATTGGGGAAGATTATATGGAAATGATCTTAAACGTTCATCTAATCCAATTGCAATTGGTGTATCAGGATTAACAGTTGATGCGGGATTATCAACCTTCCCAACTATACAAAGAAAATACTTTGGAGATCCTTCAGTAAGGGGTCTTAGATCTACAGGTGCACTTAGAGTATTTGGACTTTCATAGATGAACCACTATAAATAAAAAGAAAAGTTAAGAGTCGATGCCAGCAATAGTTACTGATCAGTTTAGAATTCTAAACGCAAATAATTTTGTAGAGTCAGTTGAAAATACAAATAATTCATACTATGTCTTTGTAGGATTAGCAAATCCAAAAGGAACAGAGAGAACTAGTAGAGTAGGATTTGGTAGAACAACTGGATGGAATGATGAGGGAGAAACTCCTGCACCAATAGATAGTTTTTCTTATCGTGCTCATGTTGGTGATACAATGAGTTTTGGTAAAAAAGTTTCGTCTGCAAATATAAGAAGGATAATAAGGAGAGTTGATTGGGTTCAGGGGCAGAGATATGAGATTTATAGAGATGATTATAGTGCATCAAATCAAAGTCCTTTATCAAAATCAAATAGATTATATGACGCAAACTACTATGTTTTAAACTCTGATTTTAAAGTTTATATTTGTATTGATAACGGATCAACAGGTACAAATCCATTAGGAAATGTATCACAAGATGAACCCACATTTACTGATTTAGAACCGTCAAAAGCAGGTAATAGTGGTGACGGATTTATTTGGAAATACTTATTTACCATTTCCCCAAGTGATATTGTTAAATTTGACTCAACAGAGTATATTACAGTTCCTAATAATTGGGCAACCAGCACAGATAGTCAAATCAGAGCGGTGAGAGAGAATGGTGATTCAAGTGTAAATAACAATCAAATAAAACATATTTACATTGATAATGCAGGAGCTAATTATACAAATAAAACAGATTTTGAAGTAGATATATTAGGTGATGGAACTGGTGGTAAAGCGAGGATTGATGTTGTTGATGGAAAAATTACAAAAGCAACTGTGAGTTCTGGTGGTAAAGGTTACTCTTATGGTGTAGTTGATCTTGATAATTTAAGTAATCTTGTTGGTAGTAATGAAAGAGCAAAATTAATTCCTATTATTCCACCAAAATTAGGTCATGGTTCTGATGTATATACTGAATTAGGAACTGACAAAGTTATAATATATGCAAGATTTGATGACTCAACAAATGATTTTCCAATTGACACTGAATTTTCTCAAATAGGTGTTGTAAAAAATCCAACTAAAATTGGAACTTCTAACATTTACACAGAACAAACATTTTCTTCATTACAAGCGATAAAATTTAGTAATACTGTAACAGGCACACCTGAAATTGGAGAGGAATTAGTTCAAACACTTTCTATTTCACCAAATGTTGGTCAAGTAGCGAATGGATATATCGCTTCTTTCGATAAGGATACAAAAGTACTTAAATATTTTAGAGATAGATCTTTAAATTTTCCTAATACAAAAGATCACACAGATGCTCTTGGTATATCTACAGTCGGTAGAATATATGAATTTGAGTCATCATCTCAATTAATTGAACAGAAAGTTGCAGGAGCATCAGCGTTCTCTGGAACGGTTGATACCACATTTAATGACTCCTCTGTAACTCCAACTGGAGGTAAACTCGTTAATCTAGGAGTTCAGTTCACTGGAGGATTATCTCAACCTGAGATAAATAAAGGGTCGGGAGAAATTGTATACTTGGATAATCGACCAATAATTGTCAGAAATTCTCGACAGAAGGAAGACATTAAAATCATACTCGAATTCTAACAATGCCACAAAAGACAAACTTAAATATCAGTCCTTACTATGATGATTTTGATAAGGCAAAAAACTTTTATAAAGTTTTATTCCGACCAGGTCATCCAGTACAGGCAAGAGAATTAACTGGATTGCAATCCATATTGCAGAATCAAGTCGAATCTTTCGGTAAACACATATTTAAAGAAGGATCAATGGTTATACCTGGTGGTATAGAATATGATCCTGCTTATTTTGCTGTCAAAATAAACTCAACACATCTTGGCATTGATGTGTCTGTTTATTTAAGTAATATCATATCAAATAATAATGGCAAGGGAACAAGAGTAAGAGGTCAAAATTCAGGTATTGTCGCAACAATCAAAAATTTCATTTTACCTCCAAGTGAAGGTGTTGATGAAATTACAATTTTTGTTAAGTACGTACAATCAGGTAATGATGGAGAGAGTGTAGCATTTCCAAACGGAGAAGTTCTTATACTTGAAGAAAATCTCACTTACGGAAATACAACTTTGAACACAGAGGAAACCATTCTTACATTGGTTCCTGAAGATGCAACTGCAGTCGGATCTGCCTTTGGTATCAGTAAGGGTGTATATTTTGTGCGTGGAATATTTGTAGATGTAGAAACTCAACTAATAGTTCTTGATCCATATTCAAATAGTCCATCTTACAGAGTTGGTTTAGAGATAATTGAAGAAGTCGTAAATGCAAATGATGATTCTTCACTATATGATAATGCAAAAGGATTTACTAATTTTGCAGCACCAGGTGCAGATAGATTTAAAATAACAACCAAATTAGCAAAAAAATCTTTAACTGACACAAATGATACTAATTTTGTAGAATTATTCAGGGTAAGAGATGGTCAAACAAAGAGATTACAAAATACAACAGTATATTCAGAGATCAAAAAATATTTTGCAAAGAGAACTTTTGATGAATCTGGAAATTATGCTGTAGAACCATTCCGTGTTAATATTCAAAACTCACTAAATGATGAAGTTAATTCAAGAGGATTATACACATCTAATCAACTTACAGATCAAGGAAATACTCCATCAAATGATTTGATGTGTGTGAAACTGTCACCAGGTAAAGCGTACGTAAGAGGTTTTGATGTTTATCTACCAGGAACCACAGTGGTAGATGTTGAAAAACCAAGAGATACAAAATCTGTTTTATCTGCTTCTGTTCCATTTAGAATGGGAAGTTTACTCAAAGTTAATCGTGCTTATGGTACTCCATTTATAAACATTGGGGGTGCATCAACAAATGTTATTGATTTATATAATAGAAGATCTCCTGCCAATTATTCTAAAACAGGAAGAGGTTTAAAGATTGGACAAGCGAGAGTATATTCTTTCGGAGTTTCAGATGCTCCCTATGAGAATGATGCAACAGAATTTGATCTTCATTTATATGACATCCAAACATTTACAATTTTAAAAGTTACAGCAACTAATAATGCAATCAAGGGAACAAGAGTAAGAGGTCTTACAAGTGGTGCTGTTGCTTTTTGTGCAGAAGCAGCAAATCAACCTGCAACAGGTCATCTTACACTTGGTGAAACCACTGGAGAATTTATAGAAGGTGAGGAAATTGTTTTTGATGAGCAATTACATACCGTAAGAGCATCAATTACTGAAGTAAATGTTTTTGGGATTGATGACATTAAGTCAGTCTTCCAAGATTCAACTACTTTAGGTAGTTTGGCAAAAGATTTTAGTGCTGATGCTGTACTCTATGATCGTATCTTACCTAATTTTTCTATAAATGATGAATTATCTTTAACATATGACGCTGGATCTGGAAATACTGCTACAAACACAGCTACAGTTGCTGGTCGTAGATTTGTTGGTAAAGTTGGTATTAAAACAGAAACAATTATTGGATATAAACATACATCAGCTGATCCTGTATTTTTAAGAGTTGAAGAAATAACTAACGCAACAACAATTAAATTACAAGGTATTCCTCAAAATATTGGTGGTGTCATGAATGGCACTCCGATACAATCTGGACAACCGACTTTAAATACAAATTTCACAATTAAAGTTCCAAAAATAGTTAAAGCAAATCAAACTGGTATATTTGCAAGACTTCCAAAGAAGAATATTTCAATTGTTGATACTTCTAATTCTAATTTAATAATTAGTAAACAGGTAAAAAATGTTGCTGTAACTAATACTAAAGCAACACTATCAAGTGGTGATGCTATTGCTAACTCTGGTATTACAAGTGCATTCTTTGAACCATTTGATGCAGAAAAATATTCTATACATTATTCAGATGGATCTATAGAACCATTAACTTCAGATCAAGTAACTTTATCAAATGGAAATAATGATATTGAATTTAGTGGATTATCTGCTGGTCCTGTAACTATTAACGTTACACTTAAAAAAGTAGGCATTAAGAGTAAACAAAAATCATTTGTAAGAAGTGAACAATTAGAGGTGACTAGAACCGCTGGAATATCTACTTCAGGAGGTCTTACACAAGATGTTCGTTATGGTTTAAGAGTTGAAGATGAAGAGATATCATTAAATACACCCGATGTTGTTAATATTATAGCAATTTATGAATCTAAAACTACATCCAAAGCAGTTTTAGATAAACTTACTTTCATTAACGGTTTAAATCTTAATACTAATGCAATTATAGGTGAACAATTAGTTGGGCAAGAAAGTCGTGCAGTAGGACAAATTGTTTCAAGAACATCTAATGAAATTGAATTTGTATATTTAAATGCAAATAAATTTGTTATTGGTGAACAAATTCAATTTAAAGAGTCAAATATACAAACAAATCTACAAAATATAACAACAGGTAATTATGTTAATAGAACCACAAATTATACATTAGATAAAAATCATAAACGTCAATACACTGGTATTTCAAAATTAATCAGAAAAGATAATTCTCCAATACCAGGTAAAAAACTTCTTGTAATTTATAACAAATATTCAGTGCCATCATCTGATAATGGTGATGTATTTACAGTCAACTCTTATAGTGCAGACAGATTTGAAAAAGATGTTCCATCTGTGGTGTCTGATAGGGCATCAGATCTTTTAGATTTTAGACCAATTGTTAATGACTATGATCCTGCCTCTGATACTGGATCACCATTTGCATTTTCAAATCGATCATTTGTATATGAAAATCCATATATCATAACACCAAATGAAAGTTCTATATTAGGATTTAGTTACTATCTACCAAGAATTGATAAGTTAGTCATCAACCAATTTGAGGAAGTAAAATTAATTAAAGGTGAATCATCTGATGACCCTTCTGCACCTACAGAGTTAGGACCATCTATGGAGATTGCAGAGATAATACTACCTCCATATCTCTATAATGTTGATACTCAACCATCAATTATTATGAAAGATAATCGTAGATTTACGATGAGAGATATTGGTGCACTTGAGAAAAGAATTATAAACTTAGAAACAGTAACAACATTAAATGCCCTTGAACTTGATACTAAATCATTCCAAGTAAGAGATGCTGACGGATTAGATAGATTTAAATCAGGTTTTGCTGTAAACAATTTTAAAAATAGAGACTTTATCAATTTTGATACAGATGGTGGTTCAAGGTGTGATGTAGATGTATTTCATCGTGAATTAATTAGTGCGGTTGATTTTTGGTCAATGAGAGCAGAACTTGCAGTTAATCCTGCGATTGATACTGATCTTGCTGATATAAATTCAAATCTACAATTATTAGATACGAATTGTAAAAAAACTGGAGATCTTATTACTCTTAATTATACTGAGGTAGATTGGTTAGATCAACCACAAGCAACAACAAAAGAGAATGTAAACCCATTTGAGGTTATTGCCTTTGCTGGTCAAGTGATAATTGATCCCCCTTCTGATAACTGGGCAAGAACAATTTATATTGATAATGTAAGAACAGAGTCAACTGGTAATAGGTGGGTAGAGCAAGCAAATGTTGTTTCAAGAGAAACAACAACTGAAACTGATGTTGATGTTGAAAGAAGGGGACAATTCTGGAACGATTTGTCAGACAGAGAAATAATCACTACAACCACTACAACAAATACTACTCGTATTGAAACAGCGTTTACTAATGTTCTTGAAGGTAGTGCAAGAGAGTATGATTACATTGAAGATGTTAAGATAACTGGTGAAGCGGATCCTTATATGAGATCTAGGAATGTTTATTTTGCTGCAAATGGATTAAAAGCAACAACTAGACATTATCATTATCTAGATAACGGTACTCCAGATATTGTTCCTAAATTAGTTGAAATAAGTATGTCATCAGGTGCATTTATAATTTATGAAAATGCTCGTATCATACAGGATGGTGTGCAAATAGGATATGTAAAACTACAAGCACCAAATCACAAATATGGTGATACTAATCGTCCTGATGTTGGTGCTGGATTAGGATCTCCTTCAGTTTTTGTTGAAAAATATGAAATCGATATCTATGATCGTTCAAGACCTGCACCATCGGACACATATTCAGCAACTTCTCAGTTATTGAATATTGACGTTAGTTCTTTAGCAAGTTTAGAAAATTATTTTGGTTATGTTGTTAAAGGTGCAAGAATAGTGGGAGAAACAAGTGGTGCTGTTGCGACAGTAACAAACATTGGTTTATTTTCTGATAATTGGGGTGACTTAATTGGATCATTCTTCTTTAGAGATCCTAATACTGAACCATTACCACCAGTTGTATTTAAATCTGGTACAAAGACGTTCAGAGTAACTGCAGCACCTGAAGGTGTAATTCCATTACCAGGCGAAACAGCACTCGCTAGTGACGCTTCTGGCACCTTTACAGGCACTGGTACAATACTAACACAGAATACATCAACTGTTCAAGTAAGAAATCCACCCGCACCTCCTCAGAGGCAAAATGAAATCACATTTAATATAACGCAAAGGACAGATGTAGATGTACAATTTATTCCTTCTCCTCATAGAGATCCTCTTGCACAATCATTCACTGTAGATGAAACTGGTGCTTTCCTTACATCCTTTGATGTTTTCTTTGCATCAAAAGATCCTTTAGCAAAATTATTTGTAGAATTGAGGCATGTTGAATTAGGAACACCAACTAGATTCTTAGTAGCAGAATATTCTCAAGTTGCATTGAATCCAAGTCAAATCAATGTCTCTGATGATGCATCAGTTGCAACTACAATTAGTTTCCCATCACCAATTTATCTTGAACCTGAAAAAGAATATGCACTTGTATTCTTAGCACCTGCTTCTGATAAGTATGAGATGTGGTGTGCAACGATGGGTGAAAAAACTATAAGAACATCTAACTTACCAGATGTTGAAAATGTTGTTGTAAGTAAACAATATATTGGAGGTAGTTTATTTAAATCTCAAAATGGAACTATTTGGACTGCAAGTCAATATCAAGACTTATGCTTCAAATTACGTAAAGCATCATTTGTACCATCTGGAACTGCAACATTCTATAATTCATCTATCGAACCAGGTAATTTAAATACGTCTCTCTTACCTGTTAACGCTTTACGTTCTTTACCTAGAAAAGAAAAACTTAATATAGATGGATCTGGAGCGAGAACGAATGCTAATTTCCCAATAGGAAGAAAAATAAGTACAAATTCTGGACAAGCATCAGACGATAATAATATTACTGGTATTATTGAAGGACAAGGTGCACCTATTGATACTAATGGATCAACAGGATTTGAAATTGTATCTCGTGGAACAGGATATGAATTTAGTAATCCCAATAATATACCACTAGTTTCATTAACAGGAAGTGGTGACGAAGCACAGTGTACCGTAGCTGTTACTAATGGTGTTGTTAATACTAATGGTATTTCTAATTTAACTGTAGGAAAAAATTATCAGGTTGGTGAAGTTTTAACAATTGATAACAGTAATGCAAATGTTTTAAGTGGGCAAGGATTTAAACTTGTAGTAAAAGCGATTAATAGTCGATTCGATTCTTTATTCTTAACTGATGTTCAAGGTAAACATTTTATTGATAATCAACAATTAATTCAATATGGTGCATCTAATAATACAAGAACACCTGTACCAGATGTATTAGCATTTGGAAATTCTACTCCAATTTCTATCGGTGGTATTGAATTTGACGGTAAAACAATTGAAATCACACAATTTAATCATGCTCATCATTCAGGTATTAACTCTGTTAGGTTACAGAATGTTCAACCAGATACAACTATCACACAGACAACACAAGCGATTGCAGCAGATGCTACAGTTGTTTCAATCGCTGATACTACACCATTCACCTCATATAATGGTATAACAACACATAAGGGTGAAGCATTGCTTGGTTCAGAAATAGTTTCTTATACCATTGGTGAAGGTATTCTTACAGTTGAGAGAGCTAAATTTGACTCACTTGCACTTCCTCATCCTGCAGGAACCGATGTGCAAGTTTATGAAGCAAGTGGTATTTCATTAGTTGGTATCAATACTACATTTAGAATTTCACCTAATCCAAATACCATAGACTCATATTTTGTTACAGTGGATGTTGAGTCATTTACAGATCCTGTTCGTGAAAATGAGCAACAAATATGCTTTACTGGCGAAAAAGCATTTGGTGGAGCGAATATTCAAATATCTCAAAACCATCAGTTTAGTACATTTAAACCACAATTTAACTGTATCACACCAGGCAAAACAACAAAAGTTAATACTAGTGTAAGAACAGTTAGTGGAACAAGTGCAGGAGGTAATGAGGTTCCATTTATTGATCAGGGATTTGAACCGACTACACTTAATGGTACAACATTCTTCCCATCACCAAGATTAGTTGCATCAAAAGAAAATGAAAACATTCATTTAACAGAACTTCCTAAGAATAAATCATTAACATTAGCAGTTGATATGGTTTCTGGGGATGCTAACTTATCACCTGTGCTTGATACCAAAAATGCAACATTTATTTTAGGACGTAATAAAATTAACGATCCTATCGGTAAAGATAATTATGCATCTGATACACGAAGCACACAAATTAAAAACGATCCTCATGGATCAGTGTTTGTTTCAAATCCTGTATTCCTTGAACAACCAGCAACTTCATTAAAAGTTTTAGTTGGAGCAAGTGTACAACCAGAAGCAGATTTTAGAGTATATTATCGTTTGTATAGTTCTGATTCATCTGAAGTTTCAACTACATACAGAGCATTTCCTGGTTTTAATAATATGAAAGATATTGATGGTGATGGTTTTGGTGATGAAATTATTGATGCTGGATTGAATAATGGAAGAGCAGATGCTCCTGTCAAACCTAATAGAATAAATGAATTTTCTGAATATCAATTTACTGTTGATAATTTGCCAGAATTTGATGGTTTTGCTATTAAGATTGTAATGAGTTCGACTAATGAGTCTACTCCAGTGAAAATCAAAGACTATAGGGCAATCGCATTAGCATAATGAAAACATTTAATCAGTTCCAAGAAAGTGTTGCTGCAGCAGCTGTCAAGGGAGGAAGTAAACTTGTTCCTGCCTTGATGACTGGAATTGGT